TTTCATTTTCTATTCGTCTAATAAATTATCGGGGGCAGGGACCGGAACGTGCCGACCGGGTTCACGCGCGGGATACCGGACGCAGCCCGCGCGCGCCAGCGCGTCCCGTGCCAGCTGCATGCGCTTACCCGGGACGGCCTCGGCTTTCAGTATCTTAACGAGATCCTCGACGCACAAATCCCGCTTTTCGGGTTCTTCTTTGACCTCGACCTGTAATTTTTTGCTGCCGAATGGCCGGTGGGTAATCAGAACCGTTTCGGCATCCTCGTCGTTGTAGTGGTCGCAGGCCGCATTAAATAGGGTGTGGATGTCGGCCAAATAGTCCTTTACCGTTTGCGCCTTGCACCCGGGACGCCGCACCGTAACCTCTTTTCCGTGCTGGTTCGTCCGCGTCTGTTCGTGCGGTTTCTGCATATACTCGACGAATCTCTGCAAATTCTTTACATTGATCTCCTTGATGAATACGATAGAACGCCCGAAATAGTCGGTTAGGTTGCGAATGACGGCCTCAAACCGTCCGGCCGTTCCATCCCGCCCCTCGGCCCTCAACGCTTTAATATGGCCGTCGCAAAAGGCGATGAAGTCGATGCCCACGCCGCCCTCCGTTGCCTTTTGTGATTCGATATACTTTACCAGGTCGGCCACAGAAAATCGGCTCAAGTCCGTGCCCAACCCTTTGGCCAGCATTTCCTCGTATTTCGAGATGTCATTTAACAACCCTTTCAAAATTGTTGTATCTTTGATCCCGGAAAAATCGGGCTTTACCTGCTTCCGACTGACATATACGCCGGTAGATATTTTTCTTACCTCCCTTTTATGGGTAAGGCGGATGGATACCGGAAATTTACCGTCCCGCCGCTCGTTCTTCTCTCTGATCTCGATAGAAAATGTAGGCATACGCTTTGAATTTTGGACAAACAATGGACAAACAAAATAGCGATTTATAACGATTGCAAGCCGCTATTTTCTGATCGTTATAAACTCTGCGTCGATAATTTCGGCGTGTGGATTGTGGTTTACGATGGACTGATCGCGCGACTTGATTCGTTTCGTTCGCCAAAGGAACCCGAGGAACCTCGCATATTTTACGCGCTCCACGTAGGTAATCCGGTCGCGGCTTATGACGTCGGCCTTGTAGCTATTATCGGGGAAAATGCAGCACGAAAAATCGAGCCATTCGTCGTGATGCTCGGCGCACCTTGCCGGAACCTCGGCGGCCCCCTCAACAAAAACGGTATCGCGGGTCTCGCCCTGCAACTTGTAAATGGTTTGCTGCTGTATCTTGGTCAGTTGCTCCAGTTCCTTTTTCTTAACGCCCATGTCGCGGATTAACGCGGCATCGTCGGCGCGGTACCGCTCCAGCTCCGCCACCCGCAACTGCAACTCACCCACGCGGACGGCCTGCTCGCCGCTTTTGGTTTGGTAGTGTTCCACCTCTCCCAGCAGGACCTCGGTGTTGTTGCGGTATGCGTCCCGCTCCCGCCGCAATTTTTTGTTTTGGTGGATCAGGATGCCAAGTGCCGCGATCACGGCCAGCGCTACCAGCGCCACGATCAGATACTTTTTCATACTTTCCCGAAATAACGAATCCAGCTGAACGATTTGCGGCCGCGAATGTACTGGTTATCTCCCTCGTTAGCGTGCGCCTCCATCTCGAACATGGAGGCGTAATAGGCCGTGTCCGCCGCCGCGGTCGCGGATAGTTTCCTCCGTACGGTGTTGTACACCCACGAAATCCCCGCCTCAACAAAATATATGACGTAGTAGAGCAGTGGTGCCAAGACAAACGGCCAAACGCCCCACCCGAACGCCAAAGAGAGCACCAAGGCGGCAAGCAACGCGACGGCCGTAATCTCCATATACTGCTCGACGTGGATGGCCTCGTGGTTCACCGCTTTTGAACTCAACGGCTGCGCCTGTTTGCGCTTCGTGCAGATGAAACCGAAAATCATAGCTGTTTCGTAACCTTTCCGCCATAACAGCAGGCGGGCCAACAGGTTGTTGTAATAGACTTTTCTCATGGCTAAAGTGATTTTACGATGTTTGCCACGGTGTCGATCACCGAGGCCATAATAGCGGCGTAATTCGGCGCCGTGGCGTATTTTGCGCCCGTGTTGTCCACCAGGCGGCGGGCGTACTCCTTGGCATCACCCCGATAGGGCCACGCATCGGCGTACATCGGTTTCTTCAGCAGTGCCAAGTGATCATCGAGGCATGCGTCCACGGTCGGGTACACACGGAAAAAGCGGTACACGCGATATTTGTACCGATCGGGCGCAACCTGCTCGACCGACACAACCCGCTCGGGAGCCTTGAACGCCACAGTCGGGGTCTTGAAATACTCGGTTGTCAGCTCCAGCGACACGTCGCCGGTCCAGCTTCCTTTCGTGATCCCAAAAATGTTGTTACCGATCCCTCGGATTTCCCAGCCCGTTTCCAGCGCCGCCTGCGCGGTTACGAATAGGGGGCTGACGCCGCCGGCCTCGGCCAGTCGTACCGCTGCGGGGTACACTTTTTTGACAAATTCGATTTGTTTGTTGTTCATTGTTGTTCGTGGTTTTTATTATGTGTTTTCTCTTGTGATCCGAAAGGCGGCTCCCGCTCGGGACAATTCACCTTGCAGCACTTGTACAGAGTAAGCACGGCCTTTTGAGATGCCAGCCCGTCGAGTTGAGAGCGCATGTTGCCGATCGTTTTATAAAGCCCCTCGATTTTGTTGCTTTGGTCATCCACTTTTTTTTCCGATCGTTCGAACAGTTCTTTCCACTGCGACGATACGGTGGACTCATTGGCCAACTCGGCCGCCCGTTTCTTGTGCTTGCGGTCGAAAAAAATCCCTATGCCGCCGCCCGCGCTGATTGCGGCGATCGCCGCGCTGATGATTGTCGACCAGTCCATATTTGTCGTTATATTTTATTCCGATAAGACCGCTGGATCGTCCGAATGGCAAAGACCGACTCGTCAAACCGTTGGCAAAAACCGAACGGTCAAATCCAGGGCATAATAGTTTGTTGTTCTCTAAAAAAACGGCGGTATTGCGATCATATCGCCGGCAGTAAAAAAAGACCGCTGGATCGTCCAAGTGGCAAAGACCGACTCGTCAAACCGTTGGCAAATACCGAACGATCAAATCCAGGGCATAACGGCTATTGAGCAGTTAAAACAGCGTATTCCAGTTTCCCGTAGGATGCGCTGCATACTACCTTAAATTCCTTGATCTCGCTCACCTGAACTCCGTTTTTGAATGCCGCAAATCCGATGTTTTTTATCATAAAATTTTTATAATCCGGTTCAGGGCTATCAGGTTTGTCAAAATCTGCCTTTTCGATCTTGTAGGTTAAGCCCAAGCAAAGCCGGGTGGTTTCATTGCCCGAGTCGTACCAAAACATCCAGCCTACAATGTGCCCAAAACATGCTCGGGAGTTATTGTAGATTAATGTCGATTCCTTGAATTTTTCTATGCCAAACTCAGTTATCGCTTTGTCGAGCGATTCGTTTCCAAATTCAAGGGCAAAATCTGCCTGCCCGATAGATACCCCATGCTTGGGATGCCTCCAGGTCTTGGATATTTTACGCGTCGATCCAGTAGGACCGCTCGCAAACTTGTACCGCCCTTTTGTCCGGCGGAAAAGATAAATTTTATAGTCGGCAATATTATCCGCGTCGCCCACGCCGTAAAGCGATATTATCGGCCACTTACCTTTATCCTCAACGTCGCCGGTTTTATAGTTGTCAATGGTGAGCGTGATGGGGTATTTCGGGGCTTCCGTTGGGGTTTTTGCCATACCGGCGCCGCTGATCTCCCACGAACCTTTGATGGTCATGTATTCGGTTTTCTCGATCGGCTGCCGAACCTTGCGGGCGAACAAACGGCCATCGGTTGTCAGCAGCCCAAATTCGGCGATCGACTTTCCGGCGGCGTCCATGTAGCCAAAGGTGAAGTTGAAGCGCACGGTGTCGGGCGCGGGGTACTCGACCGTCTGCACATCGACGATAGTGGGGTCGGTTATCGACGTGTCGTTCTCGGTCGGCGCGGTTCCGTTCGTTCCCGCCGCGACCTTTGAAATGGCCGCATTTGGCAATCCTGCCAGCGCCTCGGCGGCGATCTCATAGGCCCCGTTTACGATTTGGTTGCTTTGTTGCAGGCTCCACAACTCACGTCCCTGCTGGTCGTAGGCGATCAAATGCAGGACGCCGTCTATTGGTTTTACGATCTGCTTCATAATTAGAAATCTGTACGATTGTTTGACCCTATTACAAAATATCCAATATTCGTTTTAGCCAACATAAGGCTTACATATCCACCTTGTGAGACAAGGATTATATTGTCGGATTTATAACTATGACCTTTAAACTCACTTTTTACTGATACATTAACAGTAATAATATCGCCATCCGATATAATTATAACAGGAATTATCGCAGGCATTTGGCTGAATTTTACTTTGTCGATACCGATGTCGCCGCAATTTATTTCCAGGTCTGCATTATTACCTGACGATGTTGCATTCGTAATATTAACTATCGTTGATTGCCATTTTCCATTTGCGGTATTATATGTAAAAAGATCAGTTATCGGAATTGTGAGAATGTTGGATATGCTGATATTTTTAATACCATCCACAACACACGGCGCTAAAGTCCTTTCAAGTAGCTCCGCAGTTATTGCATTTTTCTGTATGACCCGACCGGTGATTATTTCGTCGGCGAAAATGCTCTCATCGTTCAATGATTCCTCTGCGATTTGGGACGCTGTAATAGTTTTATCGGCTATCTTTGCTGCGGTAATCTTTTTTGCGCCAACTGTCGGACTCGGGTACGTACCGGCGAGATCACCACCGGCGATCTCGGGGATCAAGTCTATCACCTTGCCCAAAAACTCCCTGATCTTCGGCTCGGTGATCTCGCCCGTGTCGTTGTTCGGGAAATACTGCTCAAGCAGTCCCTTTAAGTCCTCTTTTTGTGCCATATTCTTGCCTTTTTATTTGAATCCACGATTAAACCCCGCCGAGAATGCACGTCGGCGGGTGGTAACTTCAACATTCAGCCAGTCGTTGGTATTGAAGACTATTTCGCTGGCCTCGATTCTCTGATAATAGCCTACTTCGACCAGGTGCGACCGCTCATTTTTATAGAACTCGACGAACAGGTGTATTTTTCGGCTCTCCTCGGCGGTGATGTGGCGGCTATCATCCGCCTCAACGAATACGCGGAACCGCGCCCAGTCTTCGGGGCTTTCAGGGCCGCCGGGCAGAGCCGTTACGCCCTCCTCCAAAATGACGATCGGGAACCCCACCGTGCGGCACGCTTCGCGAATAGCCCACGGCGTACCGATAAACTTGTGCAGCGCGATGGACTTCTTAATGATGTCCCGCTGTTGCTGTTCGGTCTCTGCCATTCCGAATCCTTGCAACCCGTCGATGTCGAACTGGTCGGCAAGATACGGCAAGGCGCTCGGGGCTACCGTGTCCACCAAGTACGGCAGGAACTCCGATAGGTCCCAGTTGTCCCATCGGTCGGCCACCATTTCCGAAAAGGCCCGTGCCAGTTCGTTGTCGCTGATCGCGCTTGCTATGACGTTTTTGTCATCCACGGCTAAATCCTGTTACGTTCACGGTTATTCCCGTGCAATTTGGAAATTGTTCGTCCGATATGATCAGGTTTGCGGCCGGCGCGACGACCGTAACGTCGTACACGCTGGACAACCGGCACGCTTGGGCAATGTGCGACCGTATGATGTCCAAACCGAGCTTTGCCCGCTTCTCCTTGGCAAAATCTTCCAAGGCGCTGGTGATACTTGCCCGCTCGGTCGCGGCATCGGCGCCGTCGTACAGCACCACGTCCACCGTGAGCGCATAATCCTCGCGCTCCGGCGCCGATACGATTACCGTGTCCGTGAGCGGCCGCACATTCTCGGCGTTGCACACGTTGTACACATCCGTAATCACCTGCGCGGGCGTTTCCTCTTCATTCGTCAGTGGAACGATCAACACACTACCGGGTACCGGCGATGACACGGACACGTCGGTAATCATGGCGTTGGCACTTTTCGCGTAAAACTTGTAACTCGACCGCGATCCTGCCGATGAATATTGCGATGGCGCCAGTTTGATGCGCTCACGGAGCTGCGCGTCGCTCTCCACATCGGAACCTCCGCCCGTGACGTCGATATTTTCTACTGTCGATACGAACGCCAGCGGGTCCAGTATTTTGTTAATCGTACCGACGGCATAACCATTCCCCACCTTGCCCGCAACGTCGGCCAAAACGGACAGTTCTACGGTCATAGTGGCGGGGGGGGGTACTGGGGCGGGCGGTCGTGGG